CTGAACACGGATTATTTTAAACGCTGGCTGCACAGTCGGATTCGCTGGCCGGCCGACCAGCCGGGCGGGTGGCATCTGCACGCCGGCGCGACCGAGGATTATTGCAAGCAGCCCGTGTCCGAGCAATTGCTCCTCAAGGCGAGCGGCCGGGCCGTCTGGTTGCGGAAATCGCGCGCGACTCATTACCTCGACTGCGAAGTGAACGCGACCGCCGCGGCGCTAACGCTCAACGTGCACAAGCTGCAGCCGTTACCGGACACGCCGGCCGAGCCCAAAAGTAACCCGGACGCGCCACAAGATCCGCCGCCGCGGCGTTACGAAAGACGCGGCCTGCTCTAAACGGCCGGCGGCCGTCGTATCCTCGGCACCCGTGGCGCTCACGGTGGCAGAAGCACAGACCCGGCTCGACCAGGCCCGCGCGGATCTCCGCGCCGCCGGCCTGGCGCAGTCGTACGCGCACGGACCGAACCAGGTACAGCGGGCGGACTATCGGGCACTCGAGCAGGCGGTCGCACGCGCGGCCCGCGATCTGCGCGAGGCCGAGGCCGCGGCAGCGGGCGCCAAAGGCCCGGGCGCGGCGGTCGCGACGTGGACCTGACCGGCATTCTCGGCGCGTTGTTTCCGGTCACGACGGCGCGTTACCTGATGCGCCGGCGACTCCTCGAGGACGTGCGCGCGTACGACGCCGCGAAAGCGGGCATTTACCGGCCGATGATCGGCAATCAGACGAGCGGCGACGGCGTGCTCGATATGACCGGCGACGCGCTCCGGCAGATTGCCCGCCACCTCGAGGAAAATCACGACTTAACCGTCGCGATCTTCGACGACCTGGTCAATAACACGATCGGCGCCGGCATACAGGTGGCGCCAATGGTCCGCCTGGCCGACGGCACGCTCGCGACCGCCATTAACGACCGGCTCGCGGACCTGTGGGCGGAGTGGGCCGACGCGCCGGAGTCGACCCGCGAGCACGGGTGGGAGCAGGTCGAGCGCCTGGCCGCCCGCTGCACGTTCCGCGACGGCGAGCTGTTCGTGCAGAAGATCGAGGACCGCGGCGGGTATCAGTACCCGACACCGGTCCGCTTCGGCCTCGAGCTTCTCGAGGCGGACCTCGTGCCGATGACCTACCGCGACCCGGCGCGGAACATTCTGCACGGGATACAGTGCAACGTCTGGAATCAACCAACCGTTTATTATGCGTATAAGAATCACCCGGGCGACCCGTTGCGGAGCACGATCCCGACGGCCGGCGACCTTAAGCAGATGCCCGCGGCCGACGTGCTGCACCTCAAGTTTTCCCGCCGGCTCCGGCAGCGGCGCGGGGTGCCGATCATTCACGCGGTGATCAACCGGCTGCGCGACGTCAAGGATTACGAGGAGTCCGAGCGGATCGCCGCCAAGGTGGCCGCGGACTTTACCTGGTACATTGAAAAAACCTCGGAGTTCTCCGCCGTCTCGCCGGCCGCCGCCTCCGGCGCGCCGCGCACGCTGGAAATGCAAGCCGGCATGGGGTTCGAGCTGTTACCGGGCGAGAAGGTCGGGACGATCGCGGCCGAGCGGCCGAATACGGCGCTGGTGAATTTCCGCGAGGCAATGCTGCGCGCCGTGGCGGGCGGCACCGGGACGCGGTTCTCGTCGATCGCGCGGAACTATAACGGCACGTACAGCGCACAACGGCAGGAGCTCGTCGAGGGCGCCATCGCCTACCGCGCGCACTTTGCTTACTTTGTCCGCCGTCTGCACCGGCCCGTTTACCAGGCGTTCGTGCGGCAGGTACGTGCCGCCGGCCTGCTGGCGCGGGTCGGGCCGTTCGATATCTCGACGCTATTACAGGTCGATTTCCGGGCGCCGGCCTTGCCGTGGATTGATCCGAGTCGCGAGGCCGACGCGTACCGGACACTCGTCGAGGCCGGCCTCGAGTCCCGGCAAGAGATCATGCGGCAGCGTAACCGCGACCCGGGCAAGGTCTGGCGCGAGCTCGAGGAGGAGCGGGCGAGCGGCCTGTTCGAGTCAACGATCAAGGCGGCCGCCTCCGGCACCGCGGGGCAACCTATAGATGATGAGCCAAAACCGGCAGAGTCCGACGCGGCGGCCGCCGCTTAACCGGGGAACGCGTAACCGATGGCAACCGGCAAATTTCTAGACCAGTTAAACACGATCGGCGTCGCCTCGCTGGTCGGCGGCACCGATTTATTTCCGGTGTACGACGACTCGGCGACCGAGCATAAGGCAATCGCGGCCTCGGACGTGCTCAAACGCTGGTTGTCGACCTCGGACGTCTCCTGGCTGTCGACACTTGCGGTGTCGTCGATCGTGCCGGCGAACGATAAGTTTTTAGTCTGGGATGCGGACGCGACGGCGATCAAAGTGATTACCGCCTCCGACCTCCTGAATTACACGCTCGCGGGAACGTCCGTCTCGGGGATTGGGGAGCTCGGGAGCTTGACGCTGGTCAACGGGAGCGCGGATTACGTGCTCGTGTACGACGCCTCGGCAAACCTGTGGAAAAAACTCGTCGCGTCGGCGTTGCTGAATGCACTCGCCTACGCGTACGGCGGCGCCGTGGTGTCGACGCCAACCACGCCGAACGTCGCCAACTCTGGAAAACGTTACTCGAATTATGGCGCAACGCAGGTGATCGAGTTCGATATGCCGACCGCGACCGTCGGGCTCAAGTACGCGTTCCAGCGGATCGCGGATTATGCGATCCGGGTCGACCCGAACGGCAGCGAAACGATCGGCGAGGGGGGCGCCGGCAAGTACCTCGAGGTAACGGCCCGGGGTGCCGTGGCGATCGAGTGTTTCGTGGCCGGCGCGTGGGAAGTGGTAGGAGGCTCGTCCGTATACACGTTCGAGACGTAACTGATGGCACTGTCTGTCGACAATATCGCGCGCGGCACTAACGGGGCGACCGGCGTCGTTAACGCGCGCGCCTACGGTGTCAAGCCGAGCGCCTCGGACGCGGTGAACGCCGCCGGTCTTAACCAGGCGATCGCGGACGTCGCCGAGTCCGGCGTCGTGCTGCTCGGCGACGGCAATTACGATATTGATTCAACGATTTTGTTCGACGGCGATTATACCCGCCTGGTCGGGCAGGGTCGCCGGATCACGTATTTAACATTTACGCCGACGACCGGGACGGCGGTCCGTTTCAAGCGGGCGTCGAGCGCCTCGCCGCATTACTTCTGTGGGCTCGAGGGCCTCACGGTCCGCGCGTCGGATGCGACGGCCACGAAAACCGCGATCGAGGTCGAGGACGCCGCCGAGTTTATCGGCCGGGATTTTCAGGTGACGGCATGGAGCGGCGGCGATTCGGTCGGTGTGCTCTATAAGGGGCGGCAGCACACGAGCCTGTCGAACATGCAGATTGCGGCGACGATACCGATCCGGATCTCGCAACTCCCGAACACGTCGCCGGTCGGCTGGCTAAGTGCAGATTTCCTCCGCGTCGAGCAAGCCGAGCTGATCGCCGGCACGCCGGCGTCACTAACGAACGCGGTCATCCTGGTCGACACCGGTACGCAGATTTCGAACGTGCTGTTTGACACGGTATCTCTGATCGCCGGCACGCAGGGGTTTTACTGGAACGGCACCACCGCGCCGACCGCCAAAAACTCGCAGGCGCTTTCCTTCCGGAATATCCGCCGCGAGCAGGTCGTCGGGAGTTCCGGGTATGCGTTTTATATCGTGCAACCGACGGCGCAAAAACTGTACTCGCTCTCGATCGCGGATTTTCAAGGCGAGGTGTCGGGCGGCAGCGGCGGGATCTACGTCCGCGGCGTCGACAACGTCGCGTTGCGCGATTTCAATCAATACGGCGGCGCGGTGACGGTCGTGAATGCCGACGACGTTAATGTGCTCGAGTGGGCTGGCGTGTTCATGGCGAGCAACGGCGTCGTGACGCTCGGCTCGACTATGCAGCTCGCCACGGCGGCGCAGCACCGTAACGGCTACCCGTACCCGACGCACGCGGTATACACGACGCAGTCGTCGTTCCTGAACGTCCGCCGGCCGCAACTCCGCATCGGTGACGGCGGCAACGTGCAGACGATCACGGGCTCGCTGGCCGACGACGCGACGATTATCGTCGCGCTGAACGCCGACGTGCAGAGTGTCGTCTCGTGTCACTTGCGCGTGTTAATGACGTCGGCCGCCGGCGGTTCGATTGCGGAGTACGGCGAGTTTTTGCTGACGCCGGCGACGGCCGGGACGAACGGCGTCCTGAAATTGCCGGGCAGCACGACGAACGTCGACGTCGCGGACACCGATACGATGCTCTGTGTGTATTGCTCCGGCGCGGCGCTGACTGGCAACGTCACCGTTAAGAACCGGCTCGGCGGCACGGTTAATTACCAGGTGTGGGCGGACTATACCCGCTCGACGAACGGGTGAGACGGTGGCACTCCTAAAGCGGGCAGTTACTAGCACGGTGTCGTCGGCGCGCCGCGTGGTGCGCCTCGAGGACTGGACCGGGCTCGACCTCCCAAGCGCAGACCGATGGCGCGCCGGTGCAGGTGCCGTCGTCGTTGGGGACAGGCGGCATCCTGATAGGTACTACTGTGGCGTACAAAGCGCCGCTAATGGGCGATGCGTCGGGTTACAAAGGCTTTACGGTCGGGCGTGGTGGGGCGCGACTGATTGCGGGCATGACTGACGGCACGGCGGTGATCTCCGGCAAGCCGGCGACAGCCGGCGAGCTGGACGGCTTTCATATTCAGAATATTACCATCGTTGGATCGTTTACCGGCGTGGTGGCCGGTGGGGCGCGGAACTGCATCGGCTTAGATCTTGGGACCATCGGCGGCGATCCCGGAGGCAGCGGCGCGGCGACAGCATGCTCGCGTGGCACTCTGGACAACGTTCTGGTTTATGGCTGTGCCGTCGGTCTGAAGTCTCAAGGCTGGATTCAGACCTTCCGTCGTGTGCTGCTGCACCTGTGCAACGTCGGCTATGTGGGCGAGCACAATAACGCGAGCAGTATGGACTTTCTTATCGAGAGCTGCGGTCAAGGCTTTCAGATTCTTCAAGCCTACAGTCTATTCATTGCACGGCTGCTGGATGAGGGCGCGGTGGCCTATCGGTCGGCGTCGAGTACCGTGGACGCGTGCCGCAATCTGACGATCGGCAATTACTACGTCGAGTCGGAAGCGCCGGGACTGGCCTACCCGTGGCTGGTTGTCGGTGGTACAACTGAATGCCTGGATACGAACATCCTGACCTTCCTGTGCCCGGATGCTCCGGCGGCTGGCGGGGTCGCGCCTATTCATTTCGAGAAGGCGGACCGGTTTTCGGTTAATTCGGTGTCGTCGTCCGGCAGCGTTAACGCGTTTCATACGTACACGGCGTCGGAGCGGTACAGTCGGAACGATCGAAGTCCGGCGCCGCGCATGGCATACGTGGCACCAAACACAAACCGCCGGGATGGGATGCAGCACGCCGCACTGGATCTTCTGCCTAACTCGTACTGCGAAGGACTGCGCTTCGGCTGCGAAAACGCCTTTGTGCCTGCCGGGGGCGTGGTGGTAAGCGAGGAGACAACCATCGTTCGCACTGGCACGTCTGCGCTGCGAATTACGTCGGCGGTCGGGGCTAATAACTGCGCGCTGTTCCTGCGGTTTTATGATGCGTGGGCGGTGCCACATGTTCAGCAAGATGACGACGGCGTGGATGCTCGCAAGATTACGTTCGGCGCGTGGGTCTGGGTGCCTAACCTGGCGGGGATGCAGTATCCCACCGATGCGTCACCGTTCATTCCCACGCTCGGGATTTTCCGTTACGACTCCGGCGGGTCGGCGGGCGCCAATGTTGCAATAACCCCGAATCAGCACGTTGTAAAAGGGCGCTGGAACTTCATGCATTGCTGTCTGGCCGGTGACTACACGGTAACGGTCGAGAGCTTGGCGCTGGCGTTGTGGCCGCATTATAGCCCGTCGGTGAATGCGCCGGCAGCACCGGACACGCCTTACATTATCGTAGACTCTATGCACCTGGCGTTCGGTGACTGCTGGGAGGCGATGTACGAGGGCCGCATTCAGTCGTCGCCGAGCGCGACCGGTTTCGTTAAGGGCGGCCGGCTGACTGTCTATAAGACGCAGGCGAACGCCGCGACCATGATCGCGGACACGACGCAGACGTATAAGGTCGGCGATAAGGTGATTTATATCGACCCGGCGAGCGGCGGGTACGAGGGGCAGGTCTGCACGACGGCCGGCGCCGGGGGGTCGGCCGTCTGGAAAGGGTTCGGCCTGATAGCGTGAGGGCATGGTATGAAATTAACTAAAGGTGCAACGTACGAGCGGGCGGTGACGATTGAGGCGCGCGAGGCCGAGGGTAAGCCGATTTACCTCGCCTCGCTGTCGAGCGAGACGCCGGTCGAGCGGGTGTTCGGGACCGAGATCCTGCAGCACACGCCGGACTCGATCGACCTCACGCGCGCCGCGCGCGGCCTGCCGCTGCTGTTCAATCACAACCAGGACGAGCCGCTCGGTAAGATCCGCAATCTCACCATCGACGGCGGCAAGCTGCGCGGCGAGCTGACGTTCGGCCGCCGGGCAAAGGCGCTCGAGATCCGCGACGAGATCGACGCCGGGATGCTCGGCGATATGTCGATCCGCTACACGATCGACGAGTACGAAACGAAAACCGACGAGCACGGTCACGACACCGTGACGGTTACGCGATGGGGTCCTCTCGAGGGCTCGGTCGTCACAATTCCCGCCGACCCGCACGTGGGCGTCGGGCGCAGCCGGGACACCGGCGTTTTAACTACCAAGGGAGCGAATGAAATGGGCGACGAAACGGAAACCGAAACCGGCGGGCGCCGGGGGGGCGACAAGGCCGGCAAGGTCAACGTCGCCGAGCTCACGGCCGCCCGGGGCCGGGCGAAAGACGAGGGCCGGCGCGAGGCGGTCGCGGCCGAGCGGGAGCGGGTCGCGGGGATCGAGGAGGTATTCGAGCTCCGTCGGTTCACGGGCGAGCAATTCGACCTCCTGCGTAAACAGTGTTTAACGGACGGGCGCTCGGTCGACGAGGCGCGGAGCGCGCTGCTCGAGCTGATCGACGGCTTGCCGGAGAACCAGGCGGAGCCGACCGCGACCCGCACGCAGCCGGACACGCAGACCCGCGGCCGGCCGGGCGCGCCGGTGTCGTTTCAGGCCGGCCCGTCGGCCGAGGACAAGGCGAGCCTCGGTATTGCCCGCGCGATCGAGGGCCGGGCGAACCTGCTCTCGAAAGAGGAGCAGGCCGCCGAGCGCACGAGCGAGTTTCGCAATCTGACGCTGGTCGAGCTGGCGCGGGCGTGGGCCCACGCGAGCGGGTTCAACGTCCGCGGCATGTCCCCAATGGAAATGCTCGGGCGGATTTTCACCGACGGCCGTATGCGGTCGATCGGGCTCGGCACGGAAGATTTCACCGGTATCCTGGCGAACGTCGCGCACAAGCAATTGTTGCGCGGGTGGGAGCTGGCGGCGAGCACGTATCGACTGTGGACCCGGAAAGGCAATCTCACCGACTTTAAGCAGAGCAACCGCACCGGTCTGTCCGGCTACTCGTTGCTGCAGAAGGTCGGGCAAAATTCCGAGATCAAGCACGGCAAGCGGACCGACCGAACCGAGTACATTACGCTCGAGACATACGCCGGCATCATGTCAATCAGTCGGCAGGCGATCATCAATGACGACCTCGGCGCGTTCACCGATAACCCGCGGGTAATGGGTGCGGCCGCCGACCGGACCGTCAATAAGATGCTGTACGACCTGCTCGTGTCAAACAGTGGCACCGGCCCGACGCTCAACCAGGACTCAACGGTGCTGTTTCACACTAACCACGCCAATTACGCGGCGACCTCCGGCGGGATCACGGTCACGACCTTGTCGGCCGGCCGCACGGCCATGCGACGGCAGAAGGACCCGCAAAACTCCGAAGTGCTGAACATTTCGCCGAAGTACCTGATTGTGCCATCGACGCTGGAAACCGAGGGCGGGGTCCTGGTGGCGAGCGAGAAGGACCCGGACGGCCGGGCGAGTGCCACGGGCGGCGCAATGGCGGCGAATCCGTTCTATAACAAACTGCAAGTGATTGTCGAACCGTCACTTGACGACGCGACGAACGGCACGACGGCGTGGTACCTGGCCGCGGATCAGGACATGTACGACACGTTCGAGGTGGCGTTCCTGAACGGCAACGACGCGCCGTATTTTGAGACGCAGAACGGGTTCAACGTCGACGGGGTCGAGCTCAAGGTTCGCATCGACGCAGCCGCCGCGTGTCTCGATTACCGGGGCATGTACCGCAAGAAGGGCGCGTAAACGGCGGGCACTTAGCGGCGCCGGGCTGACCGGCGCCGCGGTTTTCAGACAACGAACGAGAGGGTACAAAGATGTTATTGCAAGAGGGAACACGGGTCGACGTCGTGCTGGCCGGCAACGCGACCAAAGATACAATTTGCGTGCTCGACAGTTTCGCCGGCGTGTATATGGCGACGGGCGTCACCGGCGCCACGGTGCCGGTGTCGGCCGGCAACGGCGAGATTCACCAACTCACCAAGGCGGCGAGCGCGGTGTCGGCGTTCGCCGTCGGCGACAAGGTGTACGCACTGACCGCGACGAGTGCGCCGACGACCTCGGCGAGTTCGAGCGTGCCGCTCGGGATGGCGGTCGAGGCGTGCACGACCACGGCGACGTCGTTCAAGGTGCGACTCTGCACGTTCTGACGCCGTGGTTGACACGCTGTTAGAGCAGTACGCCGCCGACGTCGCGAACATGTACGACACGACGCACGGGCTGGCGATCACGGTCACGGGACCGTCGGGCGCGTTCGCGGCCGTATTCGACCACGAGTACAGTCGCGAGACGTCCGGCGGCCGGGTCGGGGCGGCCTCGGCGCTGCCGTTCCTGAAATGCCTCGACGCGGACGCACTGGCGAAAGGCGCGACCGTGACCGTCGCCGGTGACACGTACACGGTCGTCGAGCCCATGCCGAACGGCAAGGGCGAGACGATCATGCGGCTGCAAAAGACGTGACGCACGTCCGGAAAACGATCCGCGACGCCGCCGCGACGGCCGTTACCGGCCTGGCGACGACCTCGACCCGGGTTTATAAATCGCGCAACCTGCCGTTGCAGGCGGCGGAGTTTCCGAGCCTGTGCGTATACGCGCGGGCCGATGAGGCGTCTTACGAGTCGTCGGCGTTCGTCGGCGGCGTGCCGCGGCCGACCAGGCGCGTCGAGCTGCACGTCGAGGGCTACCAGAAGGACGCCGACGGCGCCGCGATCGAGGACACGCTCGACGCGATCGCCGAGGAGGTCGAGACGGCGATTTTCGGCGCGTTCGCGGCGGCGCCTTATTGGGCCTGCCACTACGGCGGCGCGACGACCGAGACGAACGCCGAGAGCGAGGAAACGCTCGCGACGATCGACCTCGTATTTTTTATTAGCTACCGGGCCGCCGACGGGGCGCCCGGGGTGATTGTGTAACAGGAGGTTACGGCAATGGCGACGACGAGAGGGTGTAAGGGCGTGGTTAAGATCAAGGCCGTCGGAGCGACGAGCGCGACGAACGCCGTCGCGGAGCTCGCCGACTGGTCGTACGACGAGTCCGCCGAGCAGATCGACGTCTCGGCGATGGGGACCTGTACCAAGAAATACGACGCCGGCGCGCAGTCGACGACGGGGCAAATCCGCTGCCATTGGGACGGCACCGACACGACGGGGCAAAACCTCCTGGTCGTCGGTTCGGCCGTGATCATCGAGGTGTATCCCGGCGGCACCGCGACGGGCACGAAGTATTACAAGACGGGTGCCTCGGGCGCGACCATCCTGTCCGTGAACCGGGCCGGGAACGGCGTCGACGGCACGGTCGGCGCGACGTTCGGCTACGCGGTGAACGGCGCTATGACGGCGACGACCGCATGACGCAGGACGTTATTAAGCGGCTCGAGTAGGCGTACGCCGAGCGGAAGTGCACCGCGGTTAAGGTGCCGGAGTGGGGCGTGGAATTTAACGTGTATCCGCTCACGCTCGG